CTGCGATATGGTGCGCGTAACCCTATGATTCCATTGAGTATTTCGCTGCGCGTCTGCACTTAGTTCGACAGAACTACTTAATACAGTGTCCATTATGTGAATGAAAACATGGTGATTATGCGTGTTTTTGCTTAATCTTTGAGCAAATGCACTCATTCTGTGGATAACTTTGGCATCTGCTCTGTGGATAACTGCTCAACCACCTCGACGTGGCGCAGCGCCTCCATGCGCAATCCCTGGATGCTGATGTTCACCGACTGCGCCTTGTCAGTCCCGTAAGTCTTGCGATCCCATCGCTCGGCCAGCCACTGGCGCGTCCGGATGCGCTGCACGTCGCGCTGGCCGTTGTCGACGTCCATGCTGTCCGCGATAGCGAGTGTCTCGCAGGCTAAATGCGAGGCCGCTTCCACCCGCGCGCGTGTAATTATAGAATGATAATCATTCTCATCTATCCACTTATCGAGCGCGCGCCGTCCGATTCCCAGGCCCCGGCATATGTCTGCCTTGCTGCGCCCTTCCTCAAACATCGACAGGACAAGTTCCGCGTCCAAGTCCTCTAGCAGCGCCATGTCTGCCCTCACCTTCGGATTCCCAGGCATTACAAAGCCCTCCAAGCGCGTTTAGCTGGCGCAAGCACCCTGCATATCACCTGATGCCGTAAATCACTTCCTACGTTCATTCTTGTCCCTTTCTGCTGCCTTCGTATCGAACAACTTCCCGCCCTTGAACGGCTTGCTGATGTCGATGTCGTTCTCCATCTCCTCGAACCCGCTGGATCCTTGAGGCTGAATAGGAATCATTCTCGTTCCAGGTAGTGCAGACTTGATCTCTCTTACCTGTTTCAGAGTCGGCCCGTTCATCACCACCTCTAGTTCTTCGAGTGTCCAGATCGATCTCGCGCCTTTCTGCTTGCGAAACTGCTCGTACCAGGTCGCCATCTTCTTGTCCTTGACAACGACCAGCAATCCATCGTCTTGCATCATGTACTCCATGCAATCGATTTTAGGCATCTGCTCTATGCCTGCCTCAGTCGCCCACCTGGTGAGCGCCTTGTAGGCCGCAATCATCCCCTTGACGGCCTTCTCTAGCCGTTCCTCGTCACGCGCCTGGCTGGCCTCCCAGATGCGTTCCCGCTGCGCGTTGAACTTCCTGCGGAACTCAGGCTCCACCAGGTCGATCACTCGGTCAATGCCCCATACCTTCTCATGCTCCATCTTCGCCATCTCCATCTCAACCATGAGCGAATGCTCAAAGACCTTGAACGGGTCCGACGGGAATACATCACGATCTGTAAGTTTCTTCGATGCCATCTCTAATCCTTTCAATAGCCGACTTCAAACGTAGCCAACTTCCAAAATTCCGAGATAGCCGACTAGCCGACTTCATATTGCATTAAGCAATATTATGAAAGTCGGCTATCCGACTACCTATTTCTGGCCGACTTGACCATAGCCAGCTTGCCATGTTTTTACAAGTCGGCTATGTTTCTCAAACATTAGTACATAGCCAGCTTGCCATGTTTTGATAGCCAACTTCATAAGTCGGCTATCAAAATGACGCCACAAACGGCTCATCTTTATCCTTATCAGGGTAGATCACCCAGACGTATTCCGCTACATCTGTCTTGTGATAACCCACCAATTCCTTGGCAAACATCGACTTCTTGCCCTTGTAGAAGTCAGTGTTAATGCTCTGGCTGTCACCCTTCAGCTTTACGAACTCATCCTTCCACTCAGTTACCGACACCGTCTTGTGGCGCTGGTCTCCGACGTTTGTCATATGGCCGTTCTTCTCAATTGCCTTGTGGATTGCATTCAGCGCGACCTGTTGGTTCTCCTGTAGCTTGCGTGGCTTATCCTGGCGCTGTATTGCACTGGCCTGTTCCTGCTGCTGGATCGCCTCATCACTAGGTCTCACGGCCAGGCTGATCTGTGCGTCGCTGATTCCTAGCGTGCTGGCCTTGATCTCCACCTTGACCATTTCAAACCCGATCTTCAGCCCGTCCTGGCCGTCCTTCTGCTTGCTGATCGTGAGAATGCCACTGCCTGCTATCGGGCTTGACGGGTTGGGAGTTGTGTCAATCTTCATCAGTTCCAGTTGAGTGTCCACGGCTCCCAGCAGGCTGGAATGTCCCCGCAATCCCTTGGTGGCATCCTTACCCGAGTGATGCAACACCATCATGGCGCAACCCAGCATCCGCTGGATGCGTCCCGCGTTGTGGATGAAAGCGCCCATGTCTTCGCTGTTGTTCTCGTTGCCACCGCCGAATGCGCGCGCTAACGTGTCGATCTGCACTAATTCAAATTGGACGCCCGTATTTTCCATCATGGCCTTGATCGAGGCCACCAGAAGATCGAAGTCCTCGGCGCTCGATCTCATGTTGATCGCCGCCCTAATGACGTAGATTTCAGCGCCTGCCTGGGTACGGTTGTGCATCTTGCAAGCCTTGATCCTTGCGCCGATGCCGCCGAATCCCTCACCACAGATGTAAAGCACCGCGCCTGCCGCCTGCACCTGCCGCCCCATCCACGGCCTGCCCGTAGCCACCGCCTCGGCAATGTCCAGGGCGACAAATGACTTATATGACCCTGGTGGCCCGTAAAGGGCAGCAAATGCCTTCTTCGGCAGCACGTTCTCTATCAGCCACTCAACCGGCTCGTCCTCAATCGAGTCCCAAGACTCGATGTTGAGCAGCTGCCGTGGGATGAGGATGGGCGGCTCTTGTATATCTAAGTTATCTGGTTCTACAGTAACTTCGGTAGTTTCCCGTGGCTCAATCCACTCTGGTGTCACCACCTGGTCCACGCTGGTGATGACGGGTAATGCCTTGGCGAGTTCTGCCAACCTGGCGCGGTCACCGCCATCCGCTACCCACTCGTAGGCATCATCCCCGAGATCCGGTAGGTTCAAGTCCAGGACGCGGATCGCCTTAGCTACCGGCAACAATGCCTGCACCACCCGCTTTGCGTACTTCCAACCAGGCGCATCGCAGTCTGGAACCACTATCACTACAGCGCCGACAAAGTATTGGGTGATGTCCTCGGGCCAGTGGCCTGCACCAGCGTGGCTCGTAGTGGCAATGGCTCCGATGCTGACCAGGGCATCCGCTGCCTTCTCGCCCTCCACCAGATAGATAGCGCGGCCAGCTTCCCTGGCGTTGATGAGTTCCGGTAGGCGGTATGGCACTATCCGCGCCCCTGTCATGCTGCCCTTGCGGTTACCCGCTGCATCCACCTTGTGGAGAGAGTACGTCTTACCTTTTTCAGAATTTACTTTGAACCGGCGCTTTACAAATAGGGTATCTCCTACCTCGTCCTTGTATTCCCACTCCTGCTCCAGCGTTGGCATAGTCATCAATTCACCTTTGATAAGCGCGAGACTGTACTCCTGACGCTGGAGCGCTGGCAACAGGTTGCGTTCTCTGACAGCGTCGAATACAGATCCCTGGTCGCAGCCGCCGTGACAATGGAACAGGTACTTGCCATTGTCTTCCTTGATGGAGAGACTCGGGTTCCTGTCCCCGTTACCTCGGCCATGCCCAGCCACAGGGCAACTCGCAAGCCAGTTCCCATTCACCTTCTTGGCGTTGCCCAGGGCTTTGGCTATTGTTTCAGTGTCCATTTTCTTGTTCTCAATTTTTAGAGGAAAAAAAAGCCGGTGGGGATCAGCCACCGGCCACCAGACTACTGGTTAGAAAAACTCTTCGTCATCCATCACTGGTGCAGGCGCAGCCTTTGCCTTGCGGACAGGCGCTGGTGCTGGTTCTGCCCATTGCTCCAGGCCATCTTCAGCGTTCATGCCTGCAGGACGCGCTACCCACGACACCAGCTTGAAGTTCGGCACTCGCGTGTTTCCCTTGCCAACCTTCTCGGCGGTAGAGTTAACGTACTCAATTACCGGTAACTTGTCCACGTTGTCACCGGCAGCTTTGTCGGCCTCGTTGTAGATCTTCTCGAATCCTTTACATGGCCCGTAAGCGTTCGCCGACCAATCGACCAAGCCGAGTTCCTTTGAGTACAAAGTCACCACAAACCCACGCTTATACCCCTCACCAGGTGATTGGCTTTTTGCACCAAGCACCTCATCAGGCTGCCAGTCGCGTACACCAGCACCAATCATCAGCCAGCCGGTCTGCACCGAGTCCAGGTCCATGACCACTTTCTTGAGTTGGATTTCCTCACCGTCGCGGTTTGTCCAG